TATGTTTGATTTTGAATATGAATTTGCGGAGAACTAACACCTAATGTACTACTACTTGCTGATATAATTAAAATACCTCCGTTCGTATCGCCATCTCCGATTAATACATTCCTTTTAAAGACATGACGCAATGGATGTTCTGAACCTCCAATTATGAAAAAATTACTACCGTTAGCTCCGCCGGCAGAAAAATTTAAAACGGAATTAAGAGATAATGTTATTTGTTCATATGTTGAAACTACTAATCCTACTATATCTGGGCGAAATTTATCTATTATTTTCGTATCAGAATTATTCGTTTCTAAAACAAAATCTAATTTTTCTGTAGAATTAATATTAGGTAATAAAAAATCTCCAATTGGATACAATAGCGAACAATTAATACGAACTCTTCGTACTTTTTCTCCGCCTAAAGATCCATTTAATATTACGCGATAACATGTTGTTGTACTACCATCAGATTCATTATATTGTTGTAAATATGATGAAGAATTTGCCGTAGTTATTACAATCGTTTTATCTCGTATAATATTAGCTAATGCTACACCGGTAAACGTTGCATCATTTGCAAAAACATCTCCGCTACTACTAAGTAAAAAATTACTAGATGATATTTCTAATACTCCGTTACTACCACTGACATAGGTAGATCCAGAATTACCAAAAAAGAATTTATTAGTACGTACATCAATTTCTGAATCTGTAGTTGAATATCTAAAATAACTTGCGGTATTTGCATAAAGTTCTAATCCTACACCACTATATGGTACTCCACCTTTAGTTCCAGCACTTCCAGATAATGCAGATCCGCTCCACAATAAAAATCCAGGATATCCTGCAGCAAATCCTTCATAACCTAATGATCTAACAAATCCGGTGTTTTTATATCCGGATATTGCAACTCCTGATTCTAATGAATCTGCAACATAAAGTGAACCAGTAAGCATTGAATAATCGCCATCGATATAACGATTACCTCCTGCCCAATTTTCATCATAAAGATATGAAATTTGTTTGCTTTTTACTCCAGCAACATTGTAATATTCTACTTTGAATGAAATTTGATTACTAGATTTATGCGGAGTATTAATAAGTGAACGTATTCTAGTATAGTTAGGAGAATATCCAGCATCATTATCTGTTGTTGTTCGTACGTCTGCAATTTGCCATTGTCCTGCTTCTATTACGAAAAGCAATGAAGCTGTTCCGCCGGCATCAGTTTCAAAATTAAATACAACATCATCAAATCGTTGTGAGTCGCTTGTTACTTCTAATTCTCCGATGCGTTTACCTATTATTCTAGGTAATTCTTGATTGAAATAATCTGTAGTATCAAATGCAAATGCAGATCCGGAAATATATACAGAAATTTTAGGATTAAGTCCTGTTGAATCTCTAGTTCCTAATGCATCTATTGTAACTTTATATGCAGAGGCAGAAATAAATATGCCGGCATACGCAGGTTTAGTTTGTACAACATGAACTGCATTTAGTGCTGCAATATTAGTTGCACTTGTTACAGACATTGCATTGTTAAGTGATGCAGTAGTCCATGTAAGATTTGGTGCAACACTTGTAGTTTTACCTATATAGGTATATGCGTCCCAATATGTATTAATAATACTCTGTGATGTAAACGTACCAATACTCTGGTCGGGAAATAATGATGCGGTATTTGAAATAAATATTTCTGTTTCTTCTAGTTCAACATCATTAACCAATTCCCATGTACCAACAGTTCCTTTATTATTTGTATAAACTTTTATTCTAGAAACATCTCCAGTATCAGGATCTAATCCTTTAACTTGAACTAATGCAAATGATTGTGAATTTTCTGTTGCAACATATGTTGGAGAAGCTTCATATGTTAATGAAAAAGAAGAATATCCGAAATTAGTATATGTATGTGGAAATATACTTTGACTACTATAAACTGTATATTCTTGATCTAACAAAGCCGTCGTACTAGATAATATCTTTTTTATCGTACTTACGTAAGGTGAAGACACCACCGTGTAATTAGGAGTAGGAGAAGGATTATTCGGTGTAGAAATAGTTATTGTTCCTGTCGACATATCTGATGTAAATAATCCACCAGTTATTTCAACCGCAGGAGTTCCATTAAGAGAAAAATATCTTACTTGACCTGTTGTATATGTTGGAAATTGTTGACTACCTGAATACGTTCTATCCAATTGTACGCCTACTTGTTCTGATATTTCTAATGTTGGTAGTTTTGAAAAAATGATTTCAGAATCATTTGAAACATTTGGATTAACTGGTACACTTCTTGTCCAACGTATGTTTGGTCGACCTTGCCATTCTTGCGGAACTGCAACACCATTAATGGTTTGTGCTTCTGCTAAAAGTGTTACAGTACATTCACCAGGTGACGTTTCTGAATAAATGTAAATTGCAATTACACGCGATTTATCTTCATCAATATAATCAACAACTTCCGTATAAATTGGATCACCGTTATAATCTAAAACTTCAATGTTTAATACTCCTCCTACTCGTAAATTTGTAGGATGACCTCGAAGTTTAAATAAATTTTTACCAGCTGTTAATCGTGTAGGAAATTCAGTTATTTGAAAATAGTCCGGTGATGTTAATGAAGAGTCTTCAAAATAAACCGGAATAAATTCTAAACCTTTGTAAACAGTTTCTTTGCGTTTCATTACATGAAATATCTTTCATATAAATATTAGTTACACATAATCTGGCTGAATCCGTTTGTTTTATTAACTTCAATTAATCTGTCAACCATATCTCGCATAGAATCAACGTGAGAAATAATAATTGAAAAATCAAACTTAGTACGGAAATAATCAAATAAATTTACTACAGAAGAAATATGATCTGCATCTAAAGAACCCCAACCTTCGTCAATTGCAATAAAATTAGGGCGAGGCAATGCTGATACATTTATAAGTGCTATTCGAATTGCTAATGATGAAATAAAACGTTCCATACCAGATGTTAATTCCAATGGCCAAAAATTATCTTCATCATAAATAATATATCCATTGATGTTTTTTCCATCGGTATTCAATACCATGTTGAATTCAACAATTTGATTGAGTACGTTGTTTATTTCTGCTTCAATTTTTGGAAGAGCTTTTGTCACTAATTCATATGGAATACCATCTCTTTTAACTGCATCTAAATAATATTCATATGCTTTGTATTCTGTTTCCAATTGTTTGTATTTTTCTAGTTGTTGCAATGCCGTTGCTTTATTTGTTTTTGCAACTTCAATTGCACCATATTGATTTTTGATATCTGTTTGTATTGTTTTTATTTTTTCAGATATATCAAATATTTGCGTTTTGCAAGTCTGTATGTCTACATCGATTACTGCATTATGTTTAATTGCCGTTTCATTTTTACGAAACATTTCTTGGCGTTCAATCGTAGTTTCTAATTCAGATTCTTTTGTTTGTAAATCACTTTCTAAAATTTGAAGTTGCAATTCATTTCGTTCTGCCGTTATTTTTTTAGTTGCAATTTCATTTTTTATTTTGTTATGTTGTTCTGAAAGTTCAAATACTGGTTTTAATGATTCTAACTCTAAATTAATTTCGTGTATATGAGTTTGAATATCATTCAATATTGTTCTATCTTGATCAATTGTATTCTGAGCTTCGATTGCATTTTGCACGAAAACGTTAGATGTACAGTATTTGCATTCCGGGTCATATTCGTGTGTTGCAAGGTGATCAATTTTCTCCTGTTTTCCATTGACAATCTCCTTTTGTTGTCTGTATTTTTGCAAAAGTGTATTAACTAAATGTTCTTGTTTTGCGTATTGTTTTGTTTGTTCATTAATATCGTTAATATCAAATTGTTTCAATTGTTGTTTTAATGTATCTATTTCTGCTAGTAACGCTTCTAAATCTTGTTCTTCAGTTTCAATATCTGTTTGAATTGATTCTATAGTTTGTACCAATTCTGCCTCTTGTTGTTTTAATTCATTGATATCTGGCCCGTCATATGTAGTAGGCTGTTTAGTTTCAATTAAAGAAACTATGCGTTCTTGCAACGTATTACGTTGTTCTTGTAATGCATCTTCTTGTTCTTCTAGTTGTGCAATATTATCTTGATTTGCTGTGATTATTTCATCAGCTTGTACAATTATTTCTGCAAAATCCGTTTTTTTGTAATCTTTTAATCGACCTGCTGTTTCTTTGATTTCATCTGCAGCAAGTTGATAAAGTTGTTCAAACACCGTAATATCTAAAAATTGTGAAAGTACGTCTTTACGTTCTTTTTGAGATTTTTCAATAAAGTTATTATTATCTGCTTGAAGAGAAAATGCAGTTAAAATAAAATCATCATATGTACCTAAATAGCGACGTATGTTTTTGTTTGTATCGCTTCGTTCTTCTCCGTTTAAATTTTCTGATTCTGTATAAAAATCAACATCAACTTTTACGTGAGTTTCTTTCTTTTTATTTTGTGTTCCGCGTCTTTCAATTGTATATACGGTGCCATTCATTTCAAATCGAAATACACCTCGAAACCATGTTTTTTTATTGTTTAAAACTTCATTTGCTTTTCCTGTTTTACTACATTTATCAAAAATAGTATAAGTAATTGCATCAAGCAAACTAGATTTTCCGGAAGTATTTGCAGCAAATAATCCGCAAACATCTGCTAAGTTTTCAAAGTTTAAAACATTGCCTTCTCCATATGAAAACATGTTATCAAATTCAAAAGAAATAGGATGCCATGTTACGTGACGGATTGATTCTACTGCTGGTAGTTTTGAATTTATTGTTCGATTAATATGTCGAATTGCATCAACTTCTTGTGCAGTTGCTTGAGGAAAATGATTATCAATGTAATCAGAAAGAAGTACATTTTGATATTCAACATCTCTAACATTTCCGATAGCTAATGGTGTTGCTGTATTAGTTTGATTAGTTGCAATAGTTCGTTGAATAGTAATGTCTTGCACATCATATTTTTTACGAATTGTTGCAATAAGTTTTTTCATATCCGCAGCACTCGTTTCATTAAATTTAATACGAATCCTAGGTTTATGTGGCATACGATGTGGATGCGATACAATTTGATTTTTATCAATTTCTATTGTAACATAACCATAATCATTGTCGATTTGTGCAAATTCAGCAGTACGTGTTTTTAAATCCCAAACAAGTATTCCATGATCTAATGCTTCTCCATGATTCTGTTGAATCAAAGACCCAGGATATGCAATTGTTCGTTCTGCATCTAAAAATTGAGCTGGTTTATGAATATCTCCTAACAATGTAATATCATGTCCTTGAAATAATTCAGTTGTTACATGCTCATTTGATATTTGATAACCAATATCCGTTTTAGCAGTATGTACAGCTCCATGGTGAAGTGCAATTTTATATGTTGCATTAAAATCTTTAGCTCTAACGTATTCTGCCGGTGTTTTATCAACAGCCATATGATTCCAAACACAACCACCTAATTCAAAAAGTCCATTGTCTTTTACAAAATGAATATTTGGATTTTGTATTACGTCAAGTACTGGACTAACTGCATCAACACGGTGCATATTGTTAAGATTCATGTCATGGTTACCTAGAATAACAATGGTAGGTATTGTGAAACCATTAAAGAAATCAACGAGCATTTGTACTAGTTCTGGAGACATATCTAATTTGCTATGCACAATATCTCCGGTAACAACTGCTACACTATTTCCAGTACAATGTGTTTCTATGTAATTAAATAAATTTTCGAATACTTGTCGATATTCTCTATGTCTTTTTAAAGTACGAATATGTACGTCTGAAATGTGAAATATTTTATCAATCATTTCAATTCCAGTGTCAATGCGTTTTATGTCCATATCATTCCCATTCTTAACTCCATAACACGTTCAAATGTTAATAAGTCAGTATTTTCTATAATTTCTGTAATTTTTTCAAATCCTAATTCTGATGCATCTTGATCTTGCAATTCAACAAAATAAACATTGAGACCTTCTGCCATGAAACGTTCTGCAATTGTTAATGCATTTTTTAAAGCATCTGCATCTAAACAAATGTAAATGTTTCGTACTCGTTCTTCAATAATTTTTTTTTGTAATGCTGGTTGTATTATTTTTCCAAATAAAGGTATTGCATTGCGTTTAACTGCAATTGCATCAAATGAACCTTCACAAAGTATAATGGGCTGTGACCAATTGATAGTCATTTCAAAACCAATTATGTCTTTAGATATTTTAGGATTTTTATGTTTTTGTTTGTCAGCTTTGTAAAATGCTCTACTTACAAAATAATTTAGTTGACCATCGCGATCATAACTAGGAATAATTATCTTGCCAGAATATTCACCTCGTTCACAATATCCAATTCTATATTTTAAAATATCGAAAACAGTTATGCCTCGTTGTGTTAAATAGTGAATTGCATTGCGATAATCGGGTGTTGATTTTTTTATCCAAAGTGGTGCATATTCTGCCGGCAGTTGAATTGTTTGATTTGTTTTCGTTTCTTTAGTATCAACACGATATTTTGCTGATTCAATTATGCGATTAAGTTGTTCAAATCGTTCTTTAGGTAAATTTAATTGCTTAAATAAAGTTTGAATACTTTTACCTTTTTTATCACTAATCCAACAGTGCCATGTATAGTTACCATGTTCATCAGGTGTAGAACGTATTTCTAATTTAGGTTTGTAATGTGATTGAAAAGGTGAGAAAAATGAAATGTTACCTCCGGAGGTTGGCTTACCTTTACCTAAAACAGATTCCAATAATTGAAGTAATTTTAAATTCTTCATATACTTTATAATAAAGAATTACTGTAAGGAATCCAATAAATATTAATTATTAATATAATATTAATTAGATACATACATTAACATTACTGATCTAATGATTTCATTACATTAACATTACATTCAATCTATTAATTAAATAAATTTCATTAATTATCATGAATATATTATTTTTTATTGTAAAATCAAACCAATTTAAAAAAACTTTTTTACTTCAAGCGGACTTTCACCAGATTTCACACATTCTGCCAACCATTCTGCAGGTATATCTTTTTTTGCAACATGAGTTATTCCTAGTTTCAAAGCAAATTCTGCATATGTAGTTTTGCTTGTTTTAGACAAACGTTGATTAGGATTTTGAAATACCATACGAATGTCAATGCCAGGATTTGATTGTAATACATGTTTCATTTTAGTACGATCTGATGTCGTCCACCGTCCTTTTGTTTCAACAAACATTAAATGACCGTTACGTTTAGTAAATACGAAATCAGGCGTATATTTTGCTTTACGCTCCGGTACTATATAATTTACAGTTTCTGTTTCATATTTCAAATCATAATCAGTAGTTTTTATCCATTCTGCTACTACGTGTTCTAATCCTGATTTATAACCATGTTTAAGTGCTGCAGCTCGTTTTGAATTGCCAGAACTATGAAAGTGATTTTTTGCCATAACTTTTTTTTATTTAATCTTCAACAACAAATTTCTAATTTCCAAATTCATCTATTCCTGACGGAAAGGAAAATCCGTCTACATTAGATAATATGCCATAGCATTTCTGCAACGCATTCTGCAAACAAGATAAAAAATCAGTACCAGTAGCTGTTATAATTTTTTTATTTTTTTCATTATAATATTCTAAGCCTACGAAGGCTTTTAAAACGCTAGCAGCTGTTTTGTCTAATCCTTTTAAATAAATTAGTTCAACTGTCATCTTTTTACCACTATCATCCCATCCAGACCCAACACCTTTTAACATAACTAAATCTTTTTGTGCTTGTAATATCCCGCCCAATGTCATTAATGTTGGCATGTTTCTCATTTTTAGAAAAATAGTACCATCATCTCGTAAATGTAAATAGCAATTTCTACTATCTACCCAGGTATCAATACTTACATTGATTTCTCTATCAATATACCAAACTTTTAATTTAGAATCCCATTTTAATTTTGCGTTTAATTCTTTAGCTATATTTTCAATGCCTCGACGATATGGTTGTTTATAATATTTATCATAGATTGCTGCTAATGCTTCTTCTTCTGATTGATCTTTTACTGCAGGTACATCACTAATATTTGGCGAACTTTTTGCAATTAATTCTCCAGCATATGTTAATGCTTGTATGTGATCTTTTCCTGTTGGTGTATTTATCATACCAGATACATAA